ATGTGGCGGTGGCCGCCGCCCGCGAGGACGGCGGCACGCATGTGGAGGTGGTGGCGTCGGGGGCGGGTACCGACTGGGTGATCGACTGGCTGGCCGCCCCGCAACGCAAAGGGCTGTTCGCGGGGATCGCGGTGCAGCGCACCGGGGCGCCGGTGTCCGGGATGATCCCCGAAATGATGGCCGCCGGATTAACCGTCACCCCGTTGCCGGCCGGGCTCGAGCTGCAGGCCGCCTGCGGATTGTTGTACGACGGGATTTGTGAGCACACCATTTTTCACCGCCCGGCGCCGCTGCTGGACCGGGCCGCTGCCTCGGGGGTGGCCCGCGCGGCCGGCGACGCCTGGGTGTTCGACCGGCGCAACTCCCCGGTCGATGTGGCCCCGCTGGTCGCGGTGGCCGCCGCGGTGTGGCTGGCGAACTATACCCCCGATGTCAAGGACCCGGTGTGTCACGTGTGGCCGGACGAGACAGTACTGCAAGGGTGGGAACAACAAACAGTGCGGGCGGGTGATGAGGTGGAGCGGGCATGGCTGATGACCCCAACGTGACACCGATCGGGGCCCGGCTGGGATCCGAACGGCTCTACAGCGGCGGCGGTTTCCCCGCCGACGACCCCGGGCTGTTGTTCGGCGCCAAACCCGCCAAGGCCGCGGCCGCGCCGTCGCCGCCCGCCGCCCCAACCTTCCCGGCGCCGGCGGCGACGCGGCCCGCCGCCTGGGTATCCACCCTGCTGGAGCTGGCCGGGATCACCACCCTGGCCCTCGGCTGCTGGCTGATCCTGCCCGCGGTCGGGCTGATCGTCGCCGGCGCCGCCCTGATCCTGCTCGGCATCGGGATGGACCGCCCATGAGTATCCTCGCCCGACTACTCTCCGCCACCCGCACACCACCCGCCGGGCTCGAGGAACGCGCCCTCACCAGCTCAGCGTTCGTCCCCCCACCGCAGATCGGGGTGATCGACGACTTCGTCGGTGTACACCGCGCCATGTGCAACATGACCGTCTACGGCTGCGTCCGGCTGCTGGCCGACACCATCGCCAGCTTGCCGTGGAAGGCGTACCGCAAAGACAAAAACGGTGTCCCGGTCGAGCTGAACCCGCAGCCCGCGATCATCCGCCAACCCTTCCCCGGCTTCAACCTGTACCAGTGGAAGTGGATGGTGATCGCGGGCCTCGCCCTGCGCGGCAACTCGTATCATCTGATCACCAGCCGCGACGCCGCGGGCACGCCGACGGCGCTGATGCCGATGCACCCGGACATCGTGTTTTTGGAGCGCCGCCCCGATATTTTGGCGTGGTTCGACCCGATCTACCGGGTCATGGGCGAACCCGTCAACAAAAACGACATGTGCCATATCCGCCGGTTCACCATGCCCGGCGAACCGTGGGGACTGTCCCCGATCCGGCAGGCCGCCGTCGCCATCGGACTGTCCCTGTCGGCCGAGGAGTACGGCTATCGGTGGTTTAAAGAAAGCGCCAGCCCGAGTGGTTTGTTGATGACTGAGCAGAACCTGGATACCGATGCCGTGGAGCGTCAGCAGCAGAACTGGATCGCCTCCCACGGCGGGCGGCGGCTGCCCGCGGTGTTGACTGGCGGCTTCAAATGGCAGAACCTGTCCATCAGCCCAGACGAATCCCAGTTCTTGGAGACCCGGGAATTTCAGCGCACTGATATTTGCATCATGTTCGGTGTGCCGCCGGTGCTGCTGGGTGACACCAAGGCCACTACCGCGTGGGGGACCGGCATCCAGCAGCTCACCCAGGGGGCGATCACCTACACGTTTAGGGCCTGGACGAGTTGTATTGAGTCGGCCATCTCGGATCTGCTGCCCCGCGGCCAGTACATCAGCTTCGATTTCGACGCGCTGCTCAAGGGTGACATCGACAGCCGCTACAAGGCGTACCAGACCGCGATCCAGGCCGGGTTCATCAACCGCAACGAAGTCCGCGCCAAAGAGGAAATGGAACCCGCGGCCGGCCTCGACACCTTCCTGCAGCCGGTGAACATGGCGCCGACCGGGTTCGATCCCGCGAAAACCGCCGCCCTGGCCGCGAAAGGCCCGCCCGGGGAGAAACCCCCGGATTCTGAGCCCGGGTTCGGTGGGCGCCCCCAAACCCCGTCAACCAACGGATCCCCCGTAGGAGCAACACCATGACCACCGTCGCTAACCGCGTTAACCTGCTCAACGTCCCCGAAACGAGGGCGGCGTGCCCGTTCGAATACCGCCAAGACAGAGACGGCCGGATCGTGCTGGAAGGCTACGCCGCCACCTTCGACCCCTACGACGTGTACGGCGGCCCCGACAAAGGCGGCTGGACTGAGCAGTTGCAGCGCGGCGCGTTCGACGTCACCCTGGCCAGCAAACCCGACGTGATGCTGCTGGTCAACCATGAGGGGATGGCGCTGGCCCGCACCACCACCGACACCCTGTTTCTGGCTCGTGACCGCACCGGGCTGAAGATCCGCGCCCTGCTGGATCCGGCCGACCCCGATGTGCAAAGGTTGATCCCGAAGCTGAAACCGCAGGCCAACGGCCGCTCCAACATGGACGAAATGAGCTTCGGGTTCCGGGTGAAAGACCAGCTGTGGGATTCCTCGTACACGGCGCGCACCATCACCGAGGTGTCGCTGCACCACGGCGATGTCAGCGTCGTGAATTACGGCGCGAATTCGGCGACTCAGGTGGCGATCGGGGATGCGGTCGAGGCCGCCGCCGCCCTGTCCGAGGGGCAGCTGGTGGAGCTGCGCCGTTTGGACGCGGGGCTGGCTGACGCGTTGGACGCTGCCGCCCACAGTTACCGCGGCGACGCCAAGAAACCGTATGGCGACGTCGCCTACGCCGACCCGAAAAACGGGAAATACCCGATCGACACCGAAGCCCACGCCCGCGCCGCCTGGTCGTATATTCACATGCCGAAAAACCGGGCCGGATATACGAGCGGGGAGCTGGCGGCGATCGAAGGCCGCATCAAAGCCGCCCTCAAACGATTCGGGGTGGATGTCGCCGACGACAAGAAGTCGGCGCCGCCGATCCCCTACAGCGCGCCCGCGCCCGCCATCGTCCGCGGCGACTATCTGCCGCTGGGGCCCGCCGACCCGGCCGAAGTCCCCTACACCAAAGACAACGACGACGACGACGACGACGGTGTTGAGGGCTGTGATGAGGAGGCGTTCGGCTGCCCCGCCAACGACACCATCGCCGTGGGCCCGATCACCGCGGCGCTACAGATGGTACGGGAAGCCGCCGACCCCGCCGGGCTACGCAGCATCACCGCCCGCCTCGCCGAACTCGACAAGGTCCGCGTGTCGCTGCCGCCCACCCTGGCCCCCTAGCGCTATCATCGGCACCCAAGCTGCGAATCTGGCACAGAACGGCGGCGGCCCGGCACGGGCAAAGGCCGGCACGGCCAACCCCCCACCCTGTCACGCCCAAAAGAAAGAGCCGCCGTCATGCCCAGCACCGACGCCGTCGAAAACAACTCGATGGAAGAATTCCTGAAACGCCTCATCGACCAGCGCGCCCAACTGGTAGAAAAACGCGACAACCTGGAACGCAAAGCCACCGCCATTCTGATGGTCGCCAAAGACCAGCACGGCGACACCCTGTCCGCTGAAGAAGACGCCGAGGTACGCGCGCATGTCGAGGAGATGCGCGGCCTCGGGGAGAACATCGAAGCCCTCGACAAACGCATTCAAGAGGTCGGCGAAGAAGTTCGCCGGTCGGGGACCATCGCGAACAACCTCGCCAAAGTTCGGCACACCGAACGCGCCGCCATCCACGTCAAAGAATCCGCGGTCTACACCAAAGAGAACCGCCACCAGCGCTCGTATGTGAAAGACCTGATCCGGTTGACGATGAACATCGATCCCGACGGGGAATCGCGGCGCCGCCTGTTCGACCACGCTTCTGATGTCGCCAACAATCCCGAATACCAGGAATACCGCGACATTTCCCGGGTCGACGGCTCCGGCGGATACGCGGTACCACCCGCGTGGCTGATGGATCAGTACGTGACCTACGCGCGCCCGGGGCGGGCGTTCGCGAACGTCACCCAACGCCAAACCCTCCCAGGCGGCACCGACTCGATTAACGTGCCGAAGATGCTGACCGGCACCACCGTCGGCGTGCAGACCGCCGACAACACCCTCGTGTCGGAAACAAACCTGACGGACACGTTCATCAACGCCCCTGTCCGCACGATTTCCGGTCAGCAGGGGGTGGCGATCCAGCTGATCGACCAGTCCCCGATCGCGTTCGACGACGTCGTGTTCCGCGACCTGGTCGCCGCCCACGCCGCCGTCCTGGACACCCAGGTCATCGGCGGCACCGGGTCCAGCGGCCAAGTCCTGGGTGTCGGGAACACGCCCGGTATCTCGTCGGTCGCCGCCTCGGCGGTCACCATCGCCGGGGTATACAGCGCGTTGGCCAACGCGGTGCAAACCGTGCACACCACCCGCTTCCTGCCGCCCGAAGTGATCGTCATGCACCCGCGGCGGTGGGGTTGGTTCCTGTCCCTGCTCGATGGGCAGCAGCGCCCACTCGTGCTGCCGAACGGGAACATGCCGTTCAACGCCGCCGGCATCCTCACCGACGTCGACAGCCAACAGGTCGTCGGCAACATCCACGGCCTGCCGGTCGTCACCGACCCGAACATAGCAACCAACTCCGGCGCAGGAACTGAGGACATCATCTACGTGATGCGGTCCTCTGACCTCATACTTTGGGAGTCTGGAATAAGAGCGAGAGTCCTGCCCGAAACGAGGGCAGCAAACCTCACCGTGCTGCTCCAGGTGTACAACTACCTGGCTTTCACCGCCGCCCGGTATCCCCAATCCGTGGTGCAGATCACCGGTTTGACCGCACCAACATTCTAAAAAGTCAGTGCCATGCACCCACTTTTTAATATAGTGGGTGCATGGATGACACCCCAACTCAGCAGTGCGGGAGCTGTAAACAAC